GGCTATGCCAAAATTTACAATCTTCTCTGGACTAACTAATTCTTGTTTTTGAATGACTAATTTATTCATTTTTTTGATTTAATAATTATATTCCCTTCCATATAATTGATTATTTGGCATTTTTTTATTTTAACTACAATTATTTTACCCAACCAAACAAAGACTGCACCTGCTATTGGCATTACTCGGGGGTCTAGGTTTAATCCTGCTACCAGTAGATAAGCCAAGCCCAGTTCTACTAATAAGTAGAACAAAACTTCTAATGTTTTTTTCATATTTGTAAATTAAAAAATTAATGTGGTAATCCAGCTGACTCAAGAATGGTATAAAGAGCCGCCATTACTAGAATAACAATGAAGACTGTCATTGCCCTCTCTACCCACTTGGAGGCATACTTTTTATTGCCCTTAGCAACCGCATTTTTAATTTCAACTAATTGTTCCTTAATAAATTCAATATCTTTTTGCATTTTTACCATTTTTACTTCTAGTTTATTATTCATTATTATCCTGTTAATTGGATATAGACTACTGCTTTATAAGGTGGCATATTGTTGTGCGATGATCCACTTCCTGTGCTTCCTGAATTGAATTGAGCAATGTTTACGGTATGGTGGTGGTTTGAATTCGCTCCGCCTGTGACAATTCCAGTAGATTTAGCATTGATATCATCGCTTCCTATCGCTTCCTACATCGTGAGAAGCACTTGCCCCTCCAATATTCTCCCAAAAACTCCCCCCTACGGTATGAGTATGAGAAGCCGATTGCCCACCTGTATTAGTAGATGGCGGGTTTACTGTGTGAGAATGGCTTGGAATTTGAGCCGTTGTCAAAGTGTGAGTAGCACTACCTCCTGTATCGCTAGTATCATAAGTTCCCCCACTATCTTGACCGGGGCAAAGTGTAAATTTATTTCTTAAATCAACTGTGCCACTACTCCCATTACAGAAAGAATAACCGCTTGGAACATTAGAGATTGTTCCACTCCATAATATAATACCTCCGACAGGCACCAATCCCCAATCCTCGTGAATATCGTCAGGATCAATAGGTGTTCCGTCTGCGTCGCTATGGTGGTCTCCTTTTATCTCATCTAATACATCATCAAAATTTTGGTTTACTTCGTCAGGGTCAATAGTCGTCCCCGTTGTGAATGAATAAGATTTGGTAATAGCCATTTTACTTTCTTAATAATATTTGTTTAGACCTATCTTCCACTTTTGTAAATGATAAATCCATAATTCTTTCTAAATGTTTTTTCTTTTTTTTAGTATCCAATAATTTTCCTTTCAAATTCTCTTTTCTCTCTTTTTTAATCTTTTCAAAAAGTTCTTCAATCTGTTTTATTTTTAAATTCTTTTTAGCATTTTTAGAAACGGCAACTCTCATTTTACTTTTATCGCTTAATGTTAGCCATAGCTCAGAATACAAAGAAGTCCGAGATAATCCTCGTGGTGTTATTTTTAATATTGTTTCCCCAGTTATTGGACAATTTAAAAAATTCATTATGTTGGTGCTGACGGATTATTAACAGTTGCTTGAGCCTCTAATCTTCTTCGGAGTTCATTGACTCCTCTTGAAATGCTAGGCAATCTAGAGCTTACTTCTAACTCTATGGAGTCCGGCGAATAATCAACCTTGATAACATTTATATTCACAGCAGTTACATTAGAAATATCATATCCCCACACATCAGTATTCCATATCGCTTCTCCCCATAATGTATAAGTTTTTTTGGAGAGGAAATTGAGGATATTGATTACATCACCCGGATTTATTTCTTCTATATCTCGCCCTAGCCCCTCATCATTATTATTGTCTAGAATAACTAATTGAGTTCTTACTTCAGGCTCGTCCTCTTTATCTAGAACCGCATCCGCAAAAGCCTGCATTGTAGTGCTGTCAGTTAATCGGTTGTCCTCTATCCAATGCACTTTTCTCCCGTAAGCAGTTATGCTTGCCGACCTTTCATATTTTCTAAAATAATTGGTGCCTGAATTATCTCCTCCTGTAACATAGCACACATTTTTTACGTTTTCAATTCTTTTATATGGTTTGACTTCCCGAATGTCCCTGCCTACATAAAAAGTATGGTCAGGAGTTGAAGCAAAAGCGTGTAGATGTATTACATTATCCTCGTTGAGATACCAATACCAATTCGCTGGACACATTTCTACAACCTTGTTAATAGCGTCTAAAACAGAAACCGAATTGAAAACATAATCAACTGATAATCCTGTGCTGTCTATGCTTCCTACTTCGTAATCAATCTTGCCATATACTCCAGTTACAGCATTATATTTGTCAATAATATCTTCTAAAATATCACTAGGATCTTGATTATCATAGGTTATTGTAGTATTTCCAGAGCTTGGGCTTTCGTTGATACCACTTCCATTGTCTAGGAGTTCCACTCCCGACAACTCCTGCACATATCCCATAATGGTTACTTCTATGTATTCCTCGTTCTCTTTTAGGATTGGATTATATCCTGAAATAAAGCCATTGAATACTATCACGCCGTCGTTGGTATCTTCGTCAAAACATCTTACGATTACTTGGTTATTAAAAGCAACATCATCTGACTCGCCGAAATCATCGGCTAACCTAGCCAAAATAATTCTACACTCTCCTAATCCTCCATTTACACTTTTTGAGAATTCAGGCTCATTAACCACATCACTCCAAGTTGTAACATATGTTCCGTCCGACTCATAGACATCGTATTTATATTTTTTCATAAATATCTTTTAGAATAAACAATATCTATATCAATATTTCTAGCGTCAAAGTTGTCTGTATATTCCCAGTCATTGTCTTAACAGTTCCATTTTTAGTGCATCTTTTCTCTCTCGTGGATATTACTATAACATCATCAGCCGCCCAATCGTCAGTAGTTATTTTAACATAATCCTCATTTTCTAGATTTTTAAATTGTAGATATTTATCGCCACTTGACGTCACTGAGTTAATCGTAATTGTAATATCCGGTTGAGCAGGGGCAGTGCCGTCTATCTCAATATCATCTTCTAACGGACTGGTTGTTTTTCCAGTAAAACTTTCGGATGTCGTTGTAGTATTTTCCCCAAAAGCTTTATAACAAGTAAATACGAGCTTAACTCTAGCCCAATTAAGTTTCCTCTCCTCCATTTGGAAATGCCCAGTGCATATATATCTCCTTATTCCACTTGCATAATCAATATCTAAGTTTTTATCTTTTACTTCAATCGTTTCCCTTAGCGTATCTAGTCGGCTATCAAGGTTGTCTCTAGATGTATCTTTTACAATAATATGTATGTTGATTACTTTCGCTTGGTAGTTTTTTCGCAAAACAATACTATCGTTAGTTCTAGCAATTCTTTGAACATTAAGTTCTTGTTCTGCAACTTTGTCGTGGTCGCTGTCTATAACAAAATAATTTGTTCTGTCGTTTATGTTAAGCGAATTGAATTCTATATCCATTTATTTAAATTAAGCTATACCCCACTCGGCTTTTTCTTGGTCTCGGGATAAAGCGTCTCTTATTTTATTTACTAAATTATCTACACTTTGATCATTATAATAATGCTGTTCTCCGTTGATGTTAATTGTTATCCTGCCTCCGCCTCCGTTAAGTTGACTAAATAGATTGCTTTGCTGTCTTTTATTCAAAACCATTTCCCCGGGAGTCAGCATTGCTGGAACAGTATCAGTCCCCCTTGGTTCAAAATATCCTCCTGAAGCATGAACCAATCCACCTGTTGCTAATGGGATAATTCCTCCATTTGACCAACTACCGCCTCCACCTCCACCTGCCCCTTTATCTAAGTCATTTTGATAACCTAATAATTTTAGTAATTTACCTTTCATATCTCTATAAAATTCAGCCATTGTATCCCACACCGCAAAGATTGCACCTTTCCACCCCTCATATCTTTTAACCATTTCGTCTACTTCTTTAATCATTTTTTCGTTTTCTTCAACCATAACTTCCATTTTTTCTTTATATTCGCCCTCCGGTATGTTCCTTGAAACCCTTTACTCTTTCTTTAGATATTTCAGTTGTTTCATTGTATTGGTCTATCCACACTTGCATATCTTCAAAAGCTTTTATCGCTTTCGTTGTTATAACCAAAGCAACTGCCGCCAAAGCAGCGACTAATCCAGCTGGAGAGAATATGAAACCAGCTAATCCTTTCATGGAAGCAGTAAGTCCACCGCTACCAGCAACAACTTTTGTTATTCCAGTTATCGCAAGTTTAACAGAGGAATAAGTCTCCCATATTGAAATCGCTATTTTAAAAGCCTCCCAAACTAAAATCGCCACAGCAATAGCTTCTTTATGCTCCCATATAAATTTAATAATAGATTGGACTACAAGTATTAGTTTTTTAATTACAGGGATAACTTCATTTTTGATTGTATCCCACATCTCTAGTAGTTTTATTTTAATCCCCTCTGTTCCTCCTATACTTTCAACCCAATCTTCAATTTTTCCTATAACCTCTGAAATTTTACCAGCCAAGACCTCTCCCCATTGTTTAAATATTTCCTCATTATTGGATACCCAACCGGACATAGTTTTTATTGACTCAGAAATTCTATCAATAATTATTATCATAGACGGCTCAAACGCTTTTCCGACTTGTGCAATAAAATCCGGGATAATACGCCCTGTCAAAGAACGGTATCTCTTACTAACAGACTCCATCGCCGCATCATAAGTTCCAGCGACCTTTTCTCCTTGCTCAAAAATAGTGTTTAAAAATGCTTGTTTTTTTTCTGTTTCGGTTAAGTCTCTACCTGTCTTGTTAATTGTTAATCCATATTCATCATATATATCATCAAGATTTTTAATAATCCCAAATTGTCTTAATGCCATATTAGATTGTGAAGCTGTTGCTTCAATCAAAACCTTTGTAGCTTCGGAAGAGTCCATTGCACCAATAACAGCTAAATCTTTTGCGGCATTTCCAAGCCTGATTGCATCATCTAAATCAAGTTGAGATTGCATAAAGAGATTTGTAATTTCCAAAGCCTGCTTATGAGCAATGTTAAATTCTCTTAATTCTTTTACCGTTTCTTGTGCCTTTTCAATCTCTAGCCCATTTGCTTTAGCAACTGCACCTAATACAAACTCTAACTCACTTATTCTCGCAGAAGCAAAACCTGCTTTTATAGCAAAAGCACCAATAGCGGCAGTTCCCCCAACAATTACTCCGGTCGCAATCTTAGCAGCTTTAGATATCAGACTCCATTCTCTAGAAAATCTATCTCCAACCCTTCCCATTGAACTATTAATAGTATTAAGTTTACCGGATAGCTCATCTTTTAATCTTAATACTACATCAAGTTGTGTTTTTTCATTCATTATTATACTTTATCTTTTTTGCCGCTTCTTCTGCGTAGATACAATCCATAATTTCATCTATGAAAAATGCTGGTTGAGACATATAGGTATAGTAGTCCCAACCCATTTTTCGGCATATAAAATATCTAATAAATTCTTTTGGCAAAGAGCGGCTTTCATTATTAAAAGCTAGCAATTTTATTAGCTTTTTTTTATCGGTTTTTTTTTACTCATCTCATTTATCTTTTCTGTTAAAATCGTTCCATCTTCCTCATCTAAAAATTCATTTAATCCTTCGGGCGTCCCCTCATATTCTTTTCCGTCAACATCAATCATTTTTTTAACCGCAAATTCTCTTGCCAATTTATCAGCTTTACTCATTTCAGATAAATCAAACTCTATATCATTCAATAATTCATCTTTCTTTGCTTTATTTTTATTTGCTTGATTGATTTTGCTTACTGATATTTTTCTACCCTCTAATAAAACTGATCTTAACTCTTCAATTTCATTTTTAGAAAAATACTCAATAATCTCCACCTTTTTACCACTAGGCAGGTCAACTATTTTAGTTGGTCTTTTGTATTCCATTTTTATTTATTTAAAAATTAATAATCTTCTCCATCTGTTCCATTAACTAGAAATACCTCAACAGCTTCTTCATCTGTGTCATCATATTCCACGTTGAATTCTGACTCATCATAGATGTATTCCCCAACCTGCACCTTATTATCTACTTTTGTTGGTTTAATGTTGTGCAATTTAATTGTAAGCGAGGAATAAGTCCCACCATCTCCAATTTCGTCTCCAGTTATAATAATAGTCGCAGCTTTTTTAGCGACATCATCCCATTGCTGAACATCTTCCGCAGTTTCAAATAATTTCTTAATTGTCAAATTAGCGTCAGGCATTCCTAGCAAAATTAAAGGATCATTGTCTCCGCTAGAATGATGTTCTTGTATTCCGTTGTCAAATTCAAATGATAATTCATCAACCGCTGTCGCTGTTGAATAAGAACCTGCAACTGAAGTAGCCGCCGTTTCATCATCCCCAATTCCTACTAACATCTGACCAAATCTAAATGGTCTTTGCAATGTTTCATAACTTGCGTCTTGCTGTTTCAAAGTTATTAAATCACCAGCACTAGCCGTTACTGTGGTTTCAGCACAAGTAATTGACTTCTTATCTTCGGCTACCGTAGCAACTGTTATATCGGTAGCAACTCCACTTACCCAAGTTTGGATAACATCTCCAGCAACCAATCCATTGCAAGGCTCGGGATCAAATTCTTCGTCAAATACAACTTCGGTCATTCCAGCTCCAGTCAAAGCAGTTTTAAGCGTTCCATAATTGAACTTTGCTTTGGCAGTTATATCAGCGTCTACTACCATTTTTCCCTCATCAAAAGAGAGTGCTAGTTTATTTATTTGGCAATCAATAAAACGATGAACATAATTGCCTCTTAATACTTCTATCGTATAATAATCTGTTGCAGAACCTACTGTGAACGGGTGTGTATATCCATCGCTATCTCCAGTAGTTGAACCTTTAAGCATTGTCATATTTAAGAAATGTCCAATATTATCAGGATCCGCCATTATTTTAATGCCTCCGGAGGTTGTTCTGTCCCCTTGAAGAATTAAATTAGATTTCCAGTTTATCCCGACTACTTGTTCTACTCTCTTATTGTTCGGATCAGATGTTATGCTTTCCTCTAACAAAGGAACAAAAACATCAGGAACTACTGCCGTTCCTTGTTCTGCTTGGACTCCTATTGCTAGATATCCACTATCCCCTTTATAATAACTCATTTTTTTACTTTAATTTATTAACTTTTTTAACGACCTTTTTATTTTCGCTTACAATTTTAAAGTTTTTGTTTTTAATTGATTTTGCATTTATTTCTTGGTCTTTTTTAACCAAGCCAAAACCTCTCAAGAATAAATCCTTGCCTGCAATGTTTTTATATCTCATAATATTTAATGATTATCTACTAAATCTTTTATTATTATTCTAAACTCCGCAAAAACAAATGGTTCCTCAAGTATTATATCATAAAAATTAACTGGCGCAACTTCCACCGACATACAATTTCCTCCAAGTGTTTTATCTTGGTCAAAAGAAGTCATTACAGAGTCTACCGTTGTATCCATTAAAGTCTCAACTTCCTCTCTAGTCTTATCTCCTTTTTGCTCGTAGATTAGCAATAATGTATATTCCCATTGTCTTTCGTTCTGATGCGTGGATTGAGTTTCCCCCTCGCTTGCTTTCTTATAAAATTCAGCGGTAGGGAAACCACTAAATCCGTCTTTATGCCCATATCTGACTTCGGAAAATAACAAAACTCCGGTGCTTTCTTCAAGTGCTTCCAGTTTAGATTTTATTAATGGTGTAAATGTTGCAAACATCTTAATTAAACTTTAATTCTTTAGTCACGTCTTTTAACAACTTTCGCATTTCATTTCTAATCCTGCTCTTTACTGATTCGTAGCCCTTTGTCATAAACGGTCTGCCTTTCATTCGTCTTGTTCCCTCGTGGACATAAATTGCATAATTTGTATGCGGACTAACAACTACGTGCGGTTCGGCTCTTAACGCAAGCGTGCTTGATAATGAAATACTTGACCTCAATCTTCCAGTGTCAACAGGTGTAATTCTTTTACTCGCACCCTCTACGAGATAACCGGATTTATTTAAAGCGTCTTGAGTCATCTTTTTAACTTTATCCGGTGCTGAATTCCACCTACGCCTTAATCTTTCTAATCCAGTTATTTTTACATCAATTTTCATAATTGAACAATCTTAGCTTCTAGATGAGGGAAATGCCCAAAATTCAAATCATTTATTGTTTTAACGATGTAATCTACTTCATCTATTGTAATTTTATCGCTTACTTTGATATCAACTCTGTCGCAAAACAATAAAAATACTTGTCCGACTTTTTCATTCCCCCCTAAATTTTCTAAATCTGTAATCGGTTGGAAATAACAATCTTGACTAGATAAATTACTTGTATATTCCGTTTTATTTGTTCCCTCTACTTCGGTCAACCTCTCGGAGTCAAAACTTTTTGTCAAAAGTCTACTAAACATTGTGCTTGGTAAATTGGTCAATTATGTCCTTAGCTCTTTGATAATCTTCCCATTGTTTTTCGTTCCTGTATGTAATACTATATTCCCCCATTTTTTCGCTGGCTACTTCTCCCTCTGATTGATTGGAGAAATTTACAATACCTGAAACCAAAACCATTGTAGCAAATTTAATCAATTCGGGGACTTCCTCTGAATATCCCCATTTCGCAGTTGCTTTAATATTTTTAGTTCCCTCCGGGAATTCAGTAAATCCTAGAGTATTGTAATATTTAACAATTACTCCTCGCTTAGGCAATTCGTTATACGGATAAGTTAGATAATTGGTATCCTTTGTTAAAATATACTCCTCGTTTCCCAATGAGTCATATACAACCAAGCTTGTTATATCAATAAATTCGTCTAGAAATAACTCATCTGTTCCGCTTCCGTTATACCACCTTTCGCTTGCTTCAGAGTCAGCAATAAATACTCTTTCTGTTTGTTTTTCAATATAATCCTCCATTTGTCCGATCCATTCTTCTACTGTGTCCTCAAAGTTTGTATCCACTTCCGTTAAAGTATAATCTTCTATATTTTCTACTGAACAATATCCTTTCATATTTTTAGATTAATCTCTTTTAAAATATGGACTTGTTTTTTTTGTATATGGATTAATTTTTTTTGTATATGAGCTTGTCTTTTTAGAATACGGGCTAATCTTTTTAGAATATGGACTTGTCTTTTTAGTGTATATCTTTACGAGAATTTTAGCAATAGTTGAAACTGATATTCCACTATCGGTAACATCTTTGTAATGAATAACAAGTGGCGTATCTGCACCTATGGCAGTATCACTTATTCCAACTTCCGCCAAGATTTCTTCCACTTCTTCCGCCAAGCCTGTATCCTTAATTTCAATATTCGCCAACAGGCTCACAATATCCTCCGCACTAGAAGTCTCTGCTACCGCAATAAAATTCAAAACATTTATTATTTCTTCTCCAACCCCTGCGTCTTCTACTCCAACCTCTGCCAA